AGGCACTTGATAAAGATGGTGTAAGACTTTTTCAAGATGGAGATAAAGCATCTTTAAGAAGAGAAGTTGAAGCTAATATCTTACAAGAAATACAATTATCTATGATTGAAGCTGGGCAAACCAGAGGAGTTGAAGAGGCTAAAGCCGATTTGAAAAGCTAATAATCAATGGAAATTTTTATATTCTTTAGCAAAAGAATTAGGAAAAACTGTTGCTGAATTATGTGAAACTTTAACTGTAGAAGAAATGATAGGTTGGGCTGCTTTTTCGGAAATTGAACACGAAGAATTTAAAAAAGAACAAGAACAATCACAGAAAGCTAGTGCTTTAAAAGGTAAAAGAAGGTAATATAGAGAAAATGTTTTTATTTTTATAGCAAGTGGCTAATTATAATGTAGATATTGCTGTTGCTGTAAAAGGACAAAAACAGTTAAAAAATGTAGGTCAAGAAGTAAAAAAATTAAGTAAAGGTGTTAAAGAATTAAATAAAATAGCAAAAAAACAAGTTAAAGCAATACCAATTGAATTTGAAAAATTAAATAAAAAATTAAATAGAACAAATAAAGTATTAAAACAAATTAGAAGAGAAGCAAGAAGAACAACAAGTGAATTAAAAAATTTAAGTAAAGTCCCTAGTCCTTCTATTGGAAATCGGGGAAATAATATAGGAAGAAGAGGAGGTAGATTTTCTAATGCTATAGGAAGTGGTATTATTGGAGGTGGTTTTCCTTTGCTATTTGGACAAGGTGGAACAGCAGCAGTAGGTGGTGCAGTAGGTGGACTAGCTGGAGGTGCTTTAGGTGGTCAATTTGGATTTGCTTTATCTATAGCTGGTACAACTATTGGTGCTGCTGTTGATGATCTAGCTTTAGCTCTTGCAAGACCTACAGAAAATATTAAAAATTTAGTTGAAAAATTAAATTTAACAAATAAACCCACAGGCAAATTAGTATTAGAATTAGAACAATTAGGTTTAACTACTACAGCAACTAACATTGTTCTTGATAAATTTTCTGAAATTACTGGAAAAACTCCAGAAGAATTACAAAAAACTACGGATAGTCTAAATACATTTAAAGATGATATTACAAAATTAGGATTGCAATTAACTATTTTTGGAGCAGAAGTAATAGGTCCAATAGTTGCAAGTTTAAATAAAATTCCTTATGGACAAATAAAAGAAAAATTAAGACCAGTATTAGACACAATTTTATTTGGGCCTGGTGGTGCTAAAGCAGTAAATGAAGAATTAAAAAATGTAGAAGCAAAACAAAATTTTCCTACTGATAATTCGTTTGCTGCTAATAGAGGTGTAGCCAGAAGTGCAAATTCTCCAGCAGAGATAAGTGCTTCTATAGCAAAAAGAAAATTAAATTTTAATAAAGAAATTTTACCTTTAAAACAAGCATTAGAAATTGAGCAAAAGAGATTGACTACAAGTGCTGATAAATTAAATTTAATGAAAATGGAGTTTGACTTAACAAATACTAATAATGAATTAAAAATTTTAGAGTCTCAAGTTACAGATAAAGTTGATGAAACATTAAGTAACAAAATTCAAAAACTAAAAATAATAAGAGATACGCAAAAACAAGTTGTTGACAATACAAGAGCTTTAATAGACCCTACAAGAAAAGTAACGGATATGATTGCACAAGATATGGGTAATGCAATTAAAGAATTAATAAAAGGTACAAAAACCTTGAATGACGTAATGATAAATATGTTAAATAAATTGGCTGAAGTTGCATTAAATCAAGCTATATTTGGCAATATTTCTGGAACTTTTGAAAGAGGAGGTGGAGGAATATTAGGATCAATATTCAAAGCAAATGGAGGAGCAGTTAAAGGAGGTAATTCATACATAGTTGGAGAACGTGGGCCAGAATTATTTACACCAAAAAGTTCTGGTATGATTACACCAAACAATGCTCTTGGTGGTTCTGTTAATGTTTCTGTTAATGTAGATGCTTCTGGAACTTCTGCTGAATCTGACGAGCCAAATGCTGAACAGTTAGGTAGATTAATAGGTAGTGTCGTACAAGCAGAGCTAATTAAAGAAAAAAGACCTGGAGGTTTATTAGGCTAATGGCTACTTTTCCATCAATCCAACCAACGTATCAAGCTCGTAAAACTACAACACCGAGAATAAATATTGCTCAATTTAACGATGGCTACCAACACAGAATTAAATTTGGATTAAATACAATACCTTATGTCTGGAATTTAACTTTTGATGTTTCTGAATCAGATTCAGACACTATAGAGACATTTCTTGAAGCCAGAGCAGATGACGGTGCATCCTTTGATTGGCAACCACCTGGAAGTGGTGCTGCTTATAAATGGATATGCCTTAGTTGGACTAAACGAATACCTTTTTTAAATAGAGCTAGTTTAAATATGACATTCCAACAAGTGTTTGAACCCTAATGACTAGCCCTGTATCTGAACTACAAAAAATAAATCCTAGTAGTATCATTGAGCTTTTTCAACTTGAATTAATTACTGCTATTCATGGTTCTAATACTAAATATTATTTTTATAACGGAGTGAATACTAATGAAAATCAAGATGTAATTTTTGCTGGTAATCAATATACAAGGATGCCAATAGAAGCAACAGGATTTGATTTTACTTCTAAAAAACTACCAAGACCTCGATTATCTATTTCTAATATTCTAGGAACATTTACAACCTTAATTTCAACTTTACCTCAAGGATTAGAAGGGGCAAAAGTTACTCGTATTAGAACTTTAAGTAGATATATTGATAACGTTAATTTTAAAGGTGGAAATATTTTGTTGGAAGATGGTAATTTTTTAGTACAAGAGAATGGAGGTTTGATTGATATGGAATCAGGTATAAATCCATTTGGTACTCCTGATCCTACAGCTACTTTTGCAACACAAATTTTTTCTATAGATAGAAAAGTTGCAGAAAATAGAAATGGAATTGAATTTGAACTAAGTGCTAACTTTGATCTTGATGGAGTGCGTTTACCAAAACGTCAGGTATTACCAGCAGATTTCCCTGGTGTTGGATCGTTTTTTGCATAATGTGGCAAGATGATGCACTAGAACACGCATTACAAGAAGAACCAAGAGAGTCTTGTGGTCTTTTAAGTGTTAAAAAAGGAAAAGAAATATATTATCCTTGTAAAAATTTAGCTTTTGATCCTACAGATCAATTTATTATTGATGCTGATGATTGGGTAAAAGTTGAAGATGATGGTGGTGAAATAATTGCTGTTGTTCACAGTCATCCAGTTACCAGTGCAGAACCAAGCGAAGCAGATAGAGTGGCTTGTGAAAAATCAAATTTAAAATGGTGGATTGTACAACCACAGTTAAAAGATTGGAAATATTGTGAACCATGTGGTTATAAAGCACCTTTAATTGGTAGAAAATGGGTATGGGGTCTTACTGATTGCTGGAGTTTATGTAGAGATTGGTATAAGGAAGAGTTAGGAATAGAACTTATGGATTGGGTAAGGCCAAACGATCCAGAAGAATTTATTAATAATCCTATGTTTAATGATTGTTATGAAGAAACAGGTTTTCGTGAATTATTACCAGAAGAAGATTTAAAGTATGGAGATTTATTATTAATGTCAATTAGTAGTAGCGGATTAAATCATATTGGTGTTTACTTAGGGCAGCAGACAGTTTTACATCATTTACAAAATAGATTATCAAGTCGTGATTTATTAGATGAATGGTTGCTAAAATGTATAGGTAAAAGGATTCGTTATGCTAAGAAAAGTTAAGCTATACGGAGAACTTGCAAAGTTTTTAGGTCAAAAGACTTTTGAAGCTGAAGTTCATAGTGCTGCACAGGCTATAAGATTTTTAGTTGTTAACTTTCCGCAGTTAGAAGCACATATGGCAGATAGATATTACAAGGTATCAGTTGGTGATTGGGAGATAAAAAAAGAAGAATTAAATTATCCTAACGGACAGGAAGATATAAAGATTGTTCCAATTGTCGGAGGAGAAGGAGGTAGAGGAACTGGTAGATTTTTATTAGGGATTGGTTTAATTGGTGCTGCGATATTATTACCTGGTGCTGCTCCAGTATTAGGTGCGAGTGGATTTACGGCTGCTGCTGGTACTGCTGGATTTACCGCAATCGTTGGTAATATTGGTATTGCTTTAGCATTAACAGGACTTTCGCAAATGCTTACACCTGTTGAAAATATTAAAGAAGAAGAACAAGATCCAAGAAGATCTTTTAATTTTAGTGGCATACAAAATACGTCAAGGGCTGGAGTTCCTGTGCCTGTGATTTATGGACAAACTATGGTTGGTTCGATTGTGGTGTCAGCAAATATTGAAAACGAACAGGTAGAAGTATGAAGATTATTGGTTCTGGTGGTGATGGAAAAGGTGGTGGAGGCGGTGGTGGTACTCCACATGAAGATAAAGATAATTTAGACTCTAAATCCTTTGCCAGAGTTCTTGATCTAATTGGAGAAGGAGAAATTGGTGGTCTTGTTGACGGTGCTAAATCTATATTTTTTAATAACACACCATTACAAGCTGCTGATGGTACTTTTAATTTTAAAGATGTGACATTTGAAACTAGAACTGGAACATCAAGTCAAACTGTTATACCAGTAACAAGAAATGTAGCTGTAACAAAAACTGTTACTCAAGCTGGTACTGCTATTCCTGCTGGTAGTTCTGGTCGTGTTATTCAAATTATTGATTCAGATGTTGATGCAGTTTCTATACAAATAACTGTTCTTGCTTTACAAGAGTTTAGTGATGAAGGAGATATTTTTGGAACAAGTGTAGAACTTGCTATAGCTGTTCAATATAATGGTGGTGCATATACAACTGTTGTTTCTGGTAATACTGGAACTATAACAGGAAGAACACCTGATCCATATGTAAGAGATTATCTTGTAAATCTTAGTGGTGCTTTTCCTGTAAATATAAGAGTTACAAGAATTACAGCAGATAGCACTTCATCAAAATTACAAAATGATATTCAATTTAACAGTTATGTAGAAATTAAATATGACCAAAGGAGTTATCCAAACAGTGCATTAATAGGATTAAAAGTAGATGCAGAACAATTTACATCAATTCCATCTCGTAAATATTTAGTAAAAGGTATAAAAGTAAAAATTCCACATAATGCAACTGTCAACGCTGACGGAAGCTTATCTTATGCAGGGACATTTAATGGAACGCTAGGTGCTGCACAATATACAAACGATCCAGCTTGGTGCTTATACGATCTCATCAGTTCCTCTAGGTACGGGCTAGGTTCTCATGTTAACGAAACTGATATAGATAAATTTAGTTTTTATGCAGCTTCAGTTTATTGTTCACAGCAAGTTGATGATGGTACAGGAACAGGATCTACTGAACCTCGTTTTTCCTGCAATGTAAACATCAATAATCAACAGGAAGCATATAACGTAATAAACCAGATGTCATCTGTATTTAGAGCAATGCCATATTACGAAACTGGCAGTTTAACTATTACACAAGACTCTCCCAAAGATGCAAGTTATTTATTTACACTTGCAAATGTATTAGAGCCTGGTTTTACTTATTCAAACGTAAGTCAAAGACAAAGACCTACAGTTGTAGTTGCAAAATATTTAGATTTAGATTTAAGAGATATAAATTATGTTGAAGAAATTGATACTGCAAACCAAGCAAGATATGGCACAGTTGTAAAAAATATTAATGCTTTTGCCTGTACATCAAGGGGTCAAGCTGCTCGATTAGCAAAATGGTTACTTTACATGAGCAATGTGGAACGTGAAGTCGTTTCATTTACTACTTCTGTTGATGCTGGAGCAATTGTAAGACCAGGTCAGATTATTGAAATAGCTGACCCTGTTCGTAGTGGAGAAAGAAGAGGTGGTCGTATAAAATCTGCTACAACTAATACTGTGACAATAGATTCTTCATTTGCAAAAGTTGATGATAATGACAATGATGTTGATCTTGCTTATGTAATTAATTCTACTTTAAGTTGTGTTTTACCTGATGGCTCTATAGAAACCGTAACAGTATCAGGATTAAATAATGGTGTGTTTAGTTTAGGGCAACATTTTTCAACTGCTCCTAATCCTAACAGCGTTTGGATCTATCAAACTTTTGAATTTTCAACTGGTATTCAAACAAGCACTTGGAGAGTATTAGAAGTACAAGAACAGGATAGAACTAATTATGTTGTTACTGCTAGTGAATATAATTCTGGTAAATATAATCACATTGAAAGTGGTATTGCTTTACCAGTAAGAGATGTAACCAATTTAGATATACCTCCAACTGCACCATCAAATGTAAGTGCCGAAGAAGTTATTTATGAAAATACAGGTATTGCAAGAGTAAAAATAATTGTTAGTTGGACTAGTACTTTAGATACACATTACATTCGTTATAGATTAGAGAATGGAAACTTCGTATCAAGAACTGTTGATAATTCAAAAAGCTATGAAATTTTAGATACTATTGCTGGTAATTATCAAATAGAAGTTTATAGTGTCAGTTCATCTGGTTTACGATCATCAACCTTTAACACACCTCAAAGTCCATTTTTTGTAGCGAATGGTAAGACTGCTCCTCCATCTAATGTTAGTGGTGTAAGTTTATTACCGATTGATGAAACAAGTGCAATATTAAGTTGGAATCGTGCCACAGAGCTTGATGTGCTATTAGGTGGTAAAACTTTAATCAGACATTCCAGTAAAACAACAGGTGCTCAATGGAAAGATGCACAAGAAATAGTTGTAGCTGCTGCTGGAAACCAAACACAAAAGATAGTGCCTTTACTTGCTGGAACGTATTTAATTAAGTTTGAAGATGATGGTGGTAGAGAAAGTCCTGCTCCTGGTTCTAGTGACAGCGATTGGAATAACACTAGAGTTACAACAAACTTACCAGCACCATCTGAAAGACTTTTAGTTGGAAGTATTGATGAACATACTGCAAACTTTACAGGCTCTAAAACTAATACAGTATATGATTCTTCATTAGATGCTTTAAGTTTATCTGTGACAAGTAACGCAGTAGCAACAAGTGGAGAGTATGTCTTTGCCAATTCAATAGATTTAACACAGCCTTATGATGTTAATTTAAAAAAAGTTTTAGATGCTTCTAGTTTTAACTTAAATAATTTATGGGATGACAGAACCGATCTGATTGATGATTGGGGTTATATAGATCAAGTTGGTGGGGCTACTGAAGCTACAAAATGTAATGCTGCTGTTTATGTAAGATCAACAAATGATGATCCTTCTGGTTCTCCAACTTGGAGTGCTTATAAAGAATTTAGTAACGTATTAATTACAGGTAGAGGATTTCAATTTAAAGCAATATTAACAAGTAATGACACTAACCAAAATATAGCTGTCACTCAATTAGGAGCTACACTAGAATTACAAGGAAGAGTAGAAAGTATTTCGACTCCAGTAACAACTGGATCGTCACAATATACTGTTTCTTTTGCAAATCCATTTAAACAAACTCCAACTGTTGTAGTGACTCCAACAAATCAACAAACAGGTGATTTCTTTGAACTTGCTAATATAAGTAGGACAGGATTTCAAGTTACATTTAAAAATGGTAGTGCAGCAGTCGCAAGGTCTTTTGTATGGGCTGCATCAGGTTTTGGTAAGGAGGTGACATAACATGA